TCAACATCTCAAAGCGTTTGCTCGTCTCCACCCCACAAGAGCAGATAAACTTCACCCTCAAGCGCTGGTTGTATATTTCATATGTCTCTAAAACAGTCCCTCCACCTTCTTTTAGAATATCTTCTAAAAGTTCTTTGGTGTATTTCATTGCTGTATGTATTATCCTAACTCCATATCAAATTTATAATGGAATCCAAGACCCGGTCTAAACTTCTTCTTAAAAGCATCATAGAATGACAGATAAACAACCCTCTTCTTTATTTAATACTAGACCAAATACAAAACGTAGTATATTAGAAGGAAAAACTACCCTTGATAATCTTCATCAGATAAACATAAATTCATTAAAGAAAGAGAGAGAGGATATATCAAATATTGACGAACAGATTTCTGAATATAATGATAAACTCCAGGAAACGAACGATATTGTGTTAAAGAGTCAATATGAGGATTGTATGAACTCTTTACGGCGGAAGAAGGAGGATTTATTGAATAATAAACCTGTATATGATTATTTATTTGGTGCCGGTGAAATTCTCTTTAATTATTATGACTTACAAGATAAAATCCAGAGCGGTGACCAAATGAGTGTGTCAAAGATTGTGAAGGCTAAACCTGGTAGTGTCTTGGCCGCCTTGCAGAAGGGTGATGATTCTCTCCAAGCGGAGAAGAAGCAAGAGCATAAGTCCGCACCTATGCAGAAAGAGCGCGAAGGCCGTGAAGTTTTATTGGAGAAATATCTACAGAAAGTGGACCCAGACCATGCAAAGGCGGCTATAACATCTTTTGAAGACCCCCACGGAATGTGCGAAATGTGTGATAAAGAGATGACATTCAGTAATAATGAGGCCTTATTTTTCTGCGATTCTTGCGGACATCAGGAGTTCGTCCTAATTGACAGTGATAAGCCGAGTTACAAGGACCCGCCTCGTGAGGTCACCTATTACGCTTATAAACGCATTAACCATTTTAATGAGTGGCTTGCACAATTCCAAGCGAAGGAAAGCACAGAAATTCCTGAGGATGTATTCCAGGCGATTCTGGAGGAGCTGAAGAAGGAGCGTATTACAAACGCCGAGAGTATTAAACCTGGAAAAGTGCGAGAAATCTTGAAAAAGCTGAAGTGCACGAATTTCTACGAGCACGTCCCCTATATTTTGAACCGCATCAACGGCAAGAATGCTCCAGTAATGTCTCGCGAAGTAGAGGAAAAGCTGCGATTCATGTTCAAGGAAATCCAGGGGTCCTTCGTCAAACATTGCCCCAAGACCCGCAGTAATTTCTTGTCATATTCCTATGTTCTCTATAAATTCTGCGAACTTCTGGAGTTGGACAATTATCTCCAGTGCTTCCCTCTTCTGAAAAACAGAGATAAACTATATAACCAGGACAAGATTTGGCAGCTTATCTGTAAGGATTTGAGCTGGGAGTTTATTCGGTCTATTTGATAGGCTGAAGAAAAGTCCCAGTAAGGCCGCCCCCGCTAAGCCTTTATTATTTTTAAGACACGTGATGCATAATACAAAGGAGGCGTCAGCGCTCCAAATACGCACCACAAGGAACCCACTTCTTGTCTCGGATATACCATTCCCGTAACAATCATAGAGATTAAGAAATATGCACCCAATCCAATTCCTTGTGAAAGAGTCGGCATTCCGATAATAGAAATGAGTACTATAGAAGTTATATATACTAACCAATCTGATGACCAAGGGTAATTTTGTGCCCAATTCCAATGTAAATGAGGGTCATTTGGTCTGGGTTGCGTGCATTGTAGCTCGGGATTTAGAATAAAAGCACTCTTATCAATATAAGAATACGCACCATATAGACATAGGGCTCCAACGACTAAGAATACATATCCCTTATTCTCCACACGAGTACTATATATAAGTGCCAGTATTCCCAGAACAATCGGCTGCGCGCTGTTAAGCAGGGCACCTAGAACGGATACATTCTTATGATATTGGTCACATGTTTGGTGCCTCCATAAAAGAAATTCTATACCCTGCATAAGAGAAACATATACTCCAAATAATCCTATAATCTTATCTAGGGGTGTTCCTAACTGAAATATAACTACCGAGAATATTGTTCCAATCAAAAACGTCACAAGACTAACTTCAGCACTGAAACACATCTCTACTAAGGAAGTATAATCCCAAAATCCCTCGCCAGCCAATTTCTCTGGAATGCTCGTTGTTTTTGAAAGACTTCATCTGCATACATATGTGCCCATACTTCCAAGGCCTGATAATCTTCTTGAGACATCTCATTTTCCCAAGAAGGTTTGTGTTTTAAGAGGCGAACGCTGCTATGCCGATTGCACTGAATTTCAGGCCTCTCAATATCATGGCAAAATATAACATCCTCTCCTTGATTATGTGCTAGCTGTTCGCGCAAAGGATATTTTAGCGCGAGTTCCTTTTTCACCACATAATATGTTCCAGAAACATACATGATTCGACTGACTTTCGGCGATACTTTACAGTCATATGGCAAAAGAGTTTTATTAGAGAACCTCGGATGTAAAAACTGGTTGAAGAGTACATAATCTCTGAATCGTCGTCCATCCACCGTTTGAATAGGATTAATACAAAGTTGGAAAGAATCTCCGTGTCTCAAAAACCCTTCATACCATCCTTCCCGCAAAATAACATAATCATGCATGACAACAATATTCTCATACGCCGCTTCCCTGAAAATCAGATTCTTCTTCCTCGTAATCCATCCAGCCTTCACACTATCATCAAACTGTATCCTTTTACACCCTTCTATGGAAACAGTGGAAGCAGTCCATCCAACAATAATAATCTCGTAAGCGGGGATAGCTTGTGCTCGTATGCTATCTACGATTTGTTTCAAGAACTGCTGGCTTCCTTCACTAGTAATAATACCGAATGTAAAAGAGATGCTCATGATAAGAGTATGTTGCCACGATTTAGACCCGTTTCGCCTGTACCGACAAATATCTACGGCTTTATTAGTCATGGGGTATACAGAATTTGTGAAACATCTCCGATATAAATCCATGTATAAACCCAATGAAACCTTCTGGGGCATCGGTATTGAAGAAGAGACATATTTACAATTCGCCAAGCCCTTGTATGTAGCCGCCCCAATCATGCGCAATAACCACGCAGCCGAAAGATATAGCGTCAGATATTATACGACTTATAAGCCCCATTATAAAACTGCATTTGCGAAACTCTTTCCAGATGCCTCTGGATTTTTCCCAGTTCCGTTTTTCTTCAATGCACACGCATTCAATAAGATGGATATGTCAGGAAATCATATGACAACCTATGAAAAAAATCCCAAACCGAATCCCAAATACAATGGAAAGACGTTTTTCCAAGAACTATATTCGCATACACCATCCTATTATTGCTGCCGACCTCGCAAATTTTCCAAGATATTCGATAAGAACTGTATATTTGACGGAGATTCCATTGAATTCATGACCCAAGATTTCTACAAAACAACCGCAAGTCGCGTTGTCCGTGAATTGGTAAAATCCAAAGAATATTTCCTCGGCACGGTCAATACGTTTCTCAAGCAGCGTGGAATTTATACGGATAAAGGCGTCTTGGAATTTCCAAAAGAAAATCCTGGATTCGTCGTGCATTTCACAAATCCGAAGAATATTGCCATGTTTAATAATGGCACCTACCATATCAATATGACTCTTCCAACGGCGTTGGGTGAAGCGGATAAGAATCGCCTTCCTAAGCTGGTAGATTACAAGAAATTCAAAGAAGACCATCGTAAATATATACGTCTGATTCAATGGTTAGAGCCCTTCATAATCGCTGAATTCGGAACAAGTGACCCTTTATCGACTGTGTCAAAGGAGTATTCCCGCGGCTCGCAGAGATGTGCCGTTTCTCGGTATATTGGAATATGCACCTTTGACACAAACGCCATGCCTGTTGGCAAAATCGTCACCGTCCCCGTGAAAGATATTCGAGGAAGCGGCACAGATTTCTGGTGGTATAAGAAATATCATGAGACGAGCGGATACAATATGTTGGATGAGCTGGGCATGGACATAAGTTATCGGAAACATTACAACCACGGTGTGGAAATCAGATTTCTCGACTGGTTTCCAGAAAGCAGGTTGAAAGAGTTGCTGGAGTTTTACGTGTATTTGGCGGATTTGTCCTTGGACGTTGGCGTCGAGTTGCCTGAAGAGCCGATTTTGAATGAGGCGTATAATAATTTACTGGTGGCGATGTTACAAGAAGGAAAGGAGTTTTCAGTGCCTGAAGCGACTGTAACCCTATATGAGAAAGTGCTGGGAATAGAGATAAAGACTAGCCGGCCAAATATGACACGTTTGTATGAGGTGATTGGCCGAGAGATGCGTCGGAAATATCATGGGGGTCTGTGTGCGCGTTTGATGCTTTGATTTTCCAAAAATTGAGTTTCCAGGGCTGTGTAAAAGGAAGTCCTTATACGTAAACAATGAGTCTTGAATTGATTGTCGGTCCGATGTTTTCTGGAAAGTCGTCTGCAGTCCTCCAGCGTCTTCGGCGTGCGAGGGCGATTGGGCGAGATGTATTCATTGTAACGTGTATGTTGGATACACGTTATAATGAAGACGGCTGCTCCATTAAGACACACGATTTGGACGGGGTGGCTGCACATGGTCTAGGTGTCGGCGAGTTGTCCAAGATATTTGCCTCCGACGCATATGCCTACCCCCTAATCATTATTGAAGAGGCACAGTTCTTTGCCGGTCTCTATGATGTTGTCTTGAAGGCGGTGGAGACGGACAATAAGGATGTGATTGTCGTCGGGTTAGACGGGGATTCTGATAGGAAGCCGTTTGGGGATATTTTGAGACTCGTTCCTTTGGCGGATACAGTTACGCGCCTCACTGCATTGTGTAAAAGGTGTGGTGATGGGACCGTTGCGTTGTTTTCTGCGCTGGTTTCTGAAAAGGAGGGGAAGTCCGAACAAATATATGTCGGCGGGGCCGACAAGTATTTGCCAATGTGCCGTAAACATTATTTGGATAATAAGTAGAATGTCAGAGAAATCTGCTGCTGCTCCTGCTGATCCTGCTGCTCCTGCTGATGCTGCTCCTGCTGATCCTGCTGCTCCTGCTGATGCTGCTCCTGCTGATGCTGCTCCTGCTGATGCTGCTCCTGCTGCTCCTGCTGATCCTGCTGCTGCTCGTGCTAAACTTATAGATACTACAATTCGCCCAGACTGTTTGGGTCATCCTAGTAAATTCCAGCCGAATGACCCCGCCCTTAAAGAAATTCGCCCTGTAAACTTCATGAAATATGAACATGTTTTACATATAATGGCCCAACTTTCACGTATTGTATATTGCGATTCTGGTATTATGTTAAAGGTAATTAATGCATCTCTCGGCATGTCAAATCAAGTTGTGAATCAAGTAATTACCAACCTTGATTTTAAATTTCAAAAAGAAAGAAAGAAAGTAATGCAGACTCAATCCGACGTTTCTCTTATTAAAAAAGACATCAGAGAAAGTTATGATATGAATAAAGAAAAACTTATGGAATCTTATTCTCTATCTAATCGTCCTATCACCAAAGATGTTGAAAATTTATTTGGATTTTATGTTTCTACCCCCCAAGATGCTACTTGCTTAATATTAAGTGCTTCTAAAATAAAGGGGCAGAAAAAATTGTATCGTTTCTGCTCGGAGGATGAGAAGAAACAGCAGCTTGATGAGTGGAATCTGCAGCAGGAGAAGAAGAAGCAGCAGCAGCAGGAGAAGCAGCAGCAGCAGGAGCAGCAGCAGCAGCAGCAGCAGCAGCAGCAGCAGCAGGAGCAGCAGGAGGAGAAATTTGAAGGAATAGGAAAAGGAATGTTCGTTGATACTGATGTTATTATGTGTTTTAAGGGTTCTAGCACAATGCAGAATTTAAAACATGATTTCTTTTCACAATTTACTTTTACAAATATAAATGATTTATTGAAGGCGGTAAATTTACCCGAGATTCCAAATGATGACCCTTTAGATAAAAATACAAATTTAGTACCTTCTGCTTTTGTAGAGCCTATTTTAACTGGCTGGGTTGCATTTATGTCTGCTCTAAAGAATATGTTTGATGTAAGTAATAAAGTAAATAACAAAAACCAAACACGTCTTTTTCAAACACGTCTTTTTTTAACAGGACATTCTCTTGGAGGCGCACATGCCACATATATGGCATTTTTAATAGCTCATGCAAAAAAACTAAATAAATCAGTACTTGAAGGCTTCGGTCTAGAGTTTCTAACACAGATACAAAAGATACATCTTATAACATTTGGAGCACCATGTGTTTTTGGAGACGGTGCAAGAAATACATTTAATAGATATTTGGACGAAGGAGTAATTACGGTTGATCGTGTTGTTTCTCAAAAAGTTTCTCAGAGATATGGAATTACTTTACCAGGGAATGATATAATTCCTCATGTACCCTCTTTACTAAGTCATCCAGGGTATAGACCTATTGCTTCAGAGTCTTATCCTGAAACAACGAAAGGAAGGCCTTATTCCATAGAAAATATAAGAAAAATGTATGGAATTAATAATACCAGTCGCAGTCACAGTATTCAAGAAACTTGGCCGTTTGATATTGAACTAGATGATACTACAAAGATTAAACAACTTGCCACTTTTTTAACTAATGTTGATTCTCAAAAAGCAAGTGAACATGCCCAAGTCGAACAAGCCCAGGTCGACGCAAATGTGGCTATGCCAGCCGCTCTCTCCCAATCAGGCGGTGGTTTTTTCTCTGCAATATCTATGTTATCTGGAAAATATAAGAAAAAATATTCAGTTGATACTGAGTTGCATATTCCCAATTTTGTTTCCGTGGCAGGCTCCTCATTGATGGCACATTTCCCTCATGCAGAATATCTAGGCATGTTTTTCTTGGGAGGATTTCGATTGCTTGGTATGAAAAATCCATCTACACAAAATACTGCATATTTCACTTTTACAAATTCTGGCGTTTTGATAAACTACATGGAATGGAGTGGGCCAATTAAAAGTGGCGCGGCAAAAATTATTAGAACAGCAGCTATTATTATATTATCAGCTCCTATTGTTGCTCCTGTTGCTGCAGTTACCGCTTTAGGGCTTGGAATATTAGGAGGAATAGGAGCAGGAGTAGGAGAAGGAGTAGCAGCAGCAAAAAAAGCATTAAAATCAAAAGGCAATACCGTCGTTAAAACCCGTAAAAGCCGTAAAAGCCGTAAAAGCCGTAAAAGCCGTAAAAGCCGTAAAAGCCGTAAAAGCCGTAAATCAAGAAGATGATAGAATCATATCATACGCTTATATATGTTTCGCATACGAAACGATTATAAGAGTATTTAATTAACGAGCCATGGGGAAGCCGACCAGGTTCGCGCCAATGCCGAAGCCCGCACCCTGGCGCGCCGTCACGCCGATGGAGGGGGAGAAGATGTCCAGCACCGCGAACACCGCCGCCGCCGCGATGGTCACCGTGAGAATCTCGTCGAGGGGCAGGGGCTTCCGGGGGATGAACACAAGCGCGAGCGCAACCGCCACGCCCTCCACCACATACTTGATAACACGGGTGAGGAGATCATTCATGTCCATCTTACCTTATATTTGTTCTATAGATTTTTTAAACGATAAATCCGGTCTAAAGTTATCGGAAAGATTCCAATAGAAATGAGCAAGCCTGGCGCCGAACCCGAGGAGGATTTTCTGACAGAGGACCCCGAGATTTCCAGCCAGAAGGTGGTTCTCATTAGTTTCCTCAGCCCCGAGAAGATTTTGGCGAATAAGGATGTTTTCCTTTTTCAGAATTTCCTGAAGGACTACGAGTTGCAGTGGAAGACGTCCAAGCTGGAGGCCTGGATGGCGGAGCAGCTCCAGGCGGTGAATACAAAGTTGGAGAATATTGCCGGTAACCTGAGTAAGTTATCGCCCGCCGTAGACCTCAGCGGTTCTTCTGTTGTTGACGATGTGCGTAATTCTCTGCTCCGTGTGGACAAGTTCGTGGAGGATTTCCAGCAGCACTGTCGTAAGAATTTACGCGAAATTTCCCAGGGCACCGTCAAGCAGGAATATGAGGATTTCCTGTTCAAGAACTCGGCGGCTCTAGAGGAGGAGTTCTTCAAGATGAACGAGTTTCGGACCACGATTCGTGGAATTAAGGTCCGGGGTGTTTTCGCCTCTGAGGCGGAGGCCTCGGTGCGCGCAAAGAAGCTGCAGCGCTCGGACCCGAACTTCAACATCTACATGGGCTCCGTCGGTAAGTGGATGGCGTGGGAGCCTGAGCCTAGCAAGGTGGGGGAGCAGGAGTATGCCAACGAGCAGCTGAACACTCTGATGAAGAAGTATCGCGAGAACGAGGATGCACGTGATACCTTTTACAATGAGCAAAAGGCGAAGCGTGTGGGGACTGCGCGGACGCGCGATTCTGCCGCGGATTCCACGAATATCGCGGAGTCAGAGTCAGAGCCGCCCACGCCTGCAGCTCTAGGAGGCGGCTCCTACGACGCCATGTTCTCTGGGCCGGCCGACCTGGCCATTCAGCGGAAGATGGAGAAGAAGGAGTAAATAGGTCTAATACAGCAGTACAGCCATTTCATTTACGATTCCGAATTTCCGAATCACAAATGGAATTTACGGCATACCACGATTTACTCATCACCCTCGGGAACTGCATCAGGATAACGCGTCGCCACATTCTGGCACTTATTGTATTGGCAGAACTGGCCCTCGCCGCACGTCATGCCCGCGCAATCCAGGTCACGGAAGCCAGACACAGTAGGAAAATACTCAGGTGCCGCCGCCTTCAGAATGGGAAGAAGCGCAACGGCCACAAGTAAACCGATAATTGCATACCAGGTTACTTTGCGTATAGAAACCCTCGCCATATCTACTCTAACACCCTCTTTAATAATAAGGAACAGGGGCACCAGGGGCCAGTATATCCACCGGCTCCTTTTCTTCCACCACCACCTTCTCCGTTTTTGCGCAGAATCCATTCACGCATTTCAAATCCCCGCCGCACGGCATATCCGCACCGCACGCATTCATGGAGCTGCCGCCGCCGGAATAAAAGCCCTCCGCAACAGGCGACCGTAAGAACACTAGGACAATGCCCAGGAGAAATATAAGGCCCAAGGCCAAGCACAAATCTTTCATACATACACCCTTTGCCATTTACTACTCTATTGGGTAGGATATTTGCGAACTTGAATCATCGGCCCCTTGAGACGTTTTGCGGCGGTGGCGTCGTACTCATTGGACTCTTCCCCGTCTTTTTCCTTATAATTCGCCATGGCGTGGTCCCAGAATTCCTGCGCACCAATACGGAATTCGCCGTGCATCTGTGCCTTATACCAAAACACCGTATCTTCCAGCTTATTACTCTGCGAATTGTTGTTCATCACAATACATTCGTAATTCTGCGTACATTGGTCCATCACTTGACAGAAGAACTCAAAGCTCGGGAAGGCACTGCCGAAATTCTCAAAAATGCGTTTCCTGTTGGTAACATACGGCTCTCTCAGAATGAAGCAATAATCCACGTTGGTGCGCAACATCGGAGGAATGCCGAGGGGATATTGCATAGTAATCAAAAAGAACACTTTCAGCCAACGCCCGTTCAAGAAGAGATACCGGATATTTCTATCGTGTAGCCAGCTGTCGTCATATAGACAGTCGTCCATAATCAAGAAGCTGCGAGGGTCTGTGCGACCCGCCCCATATGCCTCAATCTCCTTTTGCACCTTCGCCATAATCAGCTTCTGGCGCTTACAGAAATTGGCAATAATCACGGGGCTGTAATCTCCATGAATGAACAACGGAGGAATAAGTTTCTTATAGAACTGATTAGACTCTTCTGTTCCACTAATCACCGTCCCCAGAGGCATTTCTTGATGGTGAAACAGCAAGTCGCGCACGAGGGTTGATTTACCCGTACGACGCCGCCCAATGAAAACACATACGGCGTCTTGCGGAATCATTTTCATGTCGAACTTCCGGATACCAACATTTAATGCGGCACCAGCGTCCGTCATTCTTTGTATTCAGAGAAAGGAAAATTCTTACTCTAAAAATGCGTGTTATATCCACCTTTCAAACCCCGATGACCGGTTAGAATGGACCCCTGTTTAAACCAACCAATTCCAGTGGCGTTGCCTGCTTGGAGAAAGTACTCCAAGGCCCCAGATATTCCTGGCTATACAGAAGTATCTTCTCTTACACCGATTGTTGGAAAGTTCCTAGGCTCTATGCCCGATTCCGAAGGACAACTAAATTCTGACCAGATGTTTATAAAAGTGGTGGATTTCGAAGGAAGCAGGGAATGTGTGATTGAGACGGTTGGAAAGGGGGAAGGAAACACCCTGGGCAAAAAGAAAACCAAGGCATTTTGCAAGGTTTCCCATTTACTCGACCCTGTCATGAGTATTAAGAATTATTACGACCATGAAGAAAAGGGTCAGCGTCGTCGCCTGTATAAGTTGAATAATCCTATGAATCAGGCGTATATAGATACACTGGCCAATTATTTGCTGGGACAACTTCGCCAGAGAAATGTCAGCCCGCATTTTTGCCAGTTTTACGGTGGCTGGAAAGCCACTGCAGACAAGTATCGTTTCAATATTACCGACGAGTTCGAAAGTTACAGGAGATACAAGGATTTCTGGAATAGAAAGAGGGAAGGAAAGTTTACCTTGCATATTGAAAAGGATGACTCTTCTGAATGCTCTGAATCAGAGGCTTCTGATGAACTATTCGCAACGCCCAAAAGTTCTCTTCGCTCCACTGCATTCTCCTATTCCTCCTCATCCACATATTCTCATTCTGATGCAAAGAGCCATATTTCTCTTTGTGCCGAAGGCGAAGGCCAAGTTCAGGCGCAAGTGCAAACAACTGTGTTAGAGGAATTGGAAAGTGTCTCCACCTTTGGAACTAGGAAAACAAGTGTTTCTTCCGACTGCTCTCATTGCTCTGGGCCTTCCGATGATTCTGACCACTCAGAAAACGCATACTCCGTATTCATTGAGCTGAAATCGTATCCCGTTATGTTGATATTCCAGGAAGAAGCCGACGGAGTTTTGGACGACCTCCTGGAAGACGACGAGGCAGTGGGTGCTCCCCAGGGAAGTGCAGAATGGGAGGCGCGCTGGACGGCATGGACATTCCAAGTTATCGCGGCACTCTGTGCAGCCCAAGGAGTCCTCGGATTTACACACAATGATTTACACACGAATAACATTGTCTGGACGGCCACGGACGATTCATGGCTGTTCTATAAATCCCGCGACGGGACTGTGTGGCGTGTTCCCACGTATGGGCGGATTCTGCGCCTGATTGATTTCGGCCGCGCCATATTCCGTGTAGGCGAGGAGTGGTTCATTAGCGACGACTACGAGAGCGGAGGAGATGCCGAGGGCCAGTATAATTTCGGGAGAATCCAGAAGGAAAGAAACCCCGCCATATATCCTAATCCCTCGTTTGACTTGTGCCGCTATGCGGTGAGTATAATGGAAGCCCTCTTTCCAGAAATGCCCATTGAAAATCTGGAAGGGGCGATTCTATCCCAAGAAGGTAACTGGCTGGTAAGAGAGACAGAATCCCCGCTCTGGAATCTCCTATGGTCGTGGTTGCTGGACAAGGACGGTAAAAACGTCCTAAGAGAAGAAAACGGAGACGAGAGATTTCCTGATTTTGACTTGTATCAGCATATAACGGAGAATGTCACGAACGTGAAACCCCAAGACCAGCTACGTCGCCCTATATTCTCCTCTTACACAGTGTCGGCGAAGTCCGTAGGAGATTGGGAGACTATATATCCTTTGTTTTGTTAGGGTGTTTATGAAAACCATATATTAAGGGTCCAAAGGATTCTTAATTTGTGATTTTGTTAAATAATCTAGAACCGAGCAGGACCTGTTTGTAACTCTACATCGGCGTTTGCAGTTAGGGCGGGGGATTGTGTCAAAGAAGATAATGCGGTAGAAGCAGCTGTTTGGCCTGATGAGAGCAGATTCTGAATAGTGTCGGGCACGAACATATATATCATTGCCGTTAGAAATGCACCAATACAAAAATCACGAATGACCGGCTTTGTGTTAAATTGTTCAGGCTTTGTGCTATATTGTTGAAAGGCACTTGCTGCTGCAATGACGATTCCTCCAATGAGGATGGCAACCCAAAATCCGGATTGAGAACCCTCGCTCATTCTAAGGCGCAGTGATTTTAATCTATGGAATGTAAAACGCGGGACTAGTTTTACATAAGAACTTCATCGGAATCCATCGGGAGAACCTCGTCCATAATTAAGACGGAATCTATTGCATCGTCGTCGTCCTCTTCTCCAGCGAATGGAATATCCTGTATCTCATTATTCTCTAAGTTGTCGGAGTCAAACATAACGTGTTCATTGGAAAATGTAACGGATGGTTTTGTATCTATATAAATCATTGGGGCTTGTACTGCTTGTACTGCTTGTACTGCTTGTGGGACAGACTCCTTTGTAGAATCAGTGGTAGCCTCGAGCACTGGCTCGGCAGCAGGTGCAGGCTGGGCAGCAGGTGCAGGCTCCGCAACGGGAACAGGCTCGGCAGCAGGTGCAGGCTGGGCAGCAGGTGCAGGCTCCGCAACGGAAACAGGCTCCGCAACGGAAACAGGCTCCGCAACGGGAACAGGCTCCGCAACGGGAACAGGCTCGGCAGCAGGTGCAGGCTCCGCAACGGGAACAGGCTCAGCAGCAGAAGCAGGCGACGGTCCAGAGGAAGAAGCAAGGCTAGAAGGCTTCTCTTCATCATCCTGCTCTTCCCCATCATCCTCTTCGCCTTCATTCTCATATAAATACTCGCGCAGAATAGACTTTACAGGCAATAATCCACGAATACCCTGTAGCACAGATTCCTGTAGAAGAGAAGAAACTTGGCGTAAATTCTTTTGTTTCTCGATGCTATTCGTCTCTGCAAACAAGAACGCATTCGTCCACAGCGTTCTCGCGGAATCCGATAAGACACGGTGTAAAAAATGCTCTATCTTGGGAATAGTTATCTGTAGCTTCTTCTGCTTGGTCGTAACACGAATGGCCGATAACACTTTCGTGTGCGCAATAAA